TTCCAAACCATTAAGGCAAATGCCACCAGTCTCAAAAAATCAAGACGAAAGGATCAAATGAGTTAAACCCACGGACCCATATCTTCAAACCCTGAGGGTATGAAGACTTTTGTGCTAACAGTAAAGCGAGTACGATCTCTAATCTGATAGCCATGTGAACATGGCTGCCAGTGTTGAGAAAGTACAGCGGCCTCAAAGTGCACGAAACGAAACTTAATAGGCTTCGCTATCGCGCATTGTCTGAGGAACCATCCATCCCATCCCCACTTAGCATACTTGGCCCACGACTCGGAAGAGTCGTGGACGACGCTGCTAAGCGAGGTGGGTCCGCGATACTGTAAGTGCTCCGGTAGCCGATAAACCAAACTTTTCCAAACACGGCGAAGGCGACGATCACGAGAGTGACCGTCACTAAGACGCCTAGCAAGGACAGTGATTTGATTAACCAGTCTAAGAGTTCCTTCATCATGCAAAGGTTTCTTCCAATAAATAGGGGTTGTTAAATCCCCATTAAAGAAGTCGCCCCCGCATGACTCCCGAAAGGGACCGTCGCTGTATGACTTCTCGATGTTAATCGTGAAACCGCAGCAACTTAGAAGGACACTGACATCATCGTAACTGTCGCTAGGAATAACTAAGTCATCCCCGTATACAGAAATGGTCTTATTCACATAAGAACCGGTTTCTATAACGCTACTGAGCAGGGCATAAAAGATCATACTTTCAAGTTCGAAGGTATAACCGTTTCCCATCGAAGACCACTTGTTAGCCTTCTTCCATTCGCCGTCAAGCGAATAGTAGTGGCTACGTAGGCGGTCTAAGACGGAGACCCACTTCTCTGGTAGTAAATAACGAACGAGTTCCGAAGATATCGAGTCACTTGCGCTCTGAAGATCAACCGTAGCGAGGGAACCATCTAGGCTACCCTTCTTAGCGAGATTTTGATTTAGCTCTTGCGAGTTTAGATCAATTCCTTCGCGATAAAGGATTTGCCTTAGGACAATCCCCATACCCTTCTGGAAATAAACATTCCAGCGGGGTTCTACTGCGATAGACCTATCAGTCTTAGCGTCTTTAGGCACAAAGGTGACCCGGTTACCACGAACACGTTCTGATTGAACAGAACGAGTGCTGATGTCCCACAAGAAAACTTTGCCCAACGAAGAGTTGGAAGCAAGGAAATCCAAGAAGACAGAGCATTCCCTGGTAACTGATCCCGGTGATGTCAACTTATTATAGGCAGCTGTGAAGCCACCCTTAGTTGAAACGTCAGAACCCGGACCAAAGCCACCGCGATCAAGGAACTGAAACGGCGAAACACCTCGAAGCATATAACGAATTTTTCGGCGAGTACGTGTTAACCACGTGCTCACCCTGGGGTCTATGAATTCATAGCCACCAGTCGTAAAGCTTCGAAGCATATCGTTCGTTTCAGAGCACTTGATCTCAGCCGACCTAAACACTGTTTTAGCAGCGGCCTTCCGATCTATGTCTACCGGTAACCAAGCACTCTTTTGGAGTAACCTAGTTGCCTGATAAGCACGGAAGAAGGCCTTGCTGCAATTATAGTGTAAAGGAAGTGCTTTTAACTTCAAAACGTCCATCCACAAACCCTCACGGATCATAATTGATACCGTGAGGGCTCTAGGACAATCTAAGGCTTCTAGAATCTGCTGAGCAACTTCTAGATGGCGGTTGAGCTGAGCTCGTACCGTATTAACCATTAAATTCTCCTGTTAGAAGGGACGTGCGAAGTCTTGGACCGCGGAGACAGCAAACGCATTAGCCAAGAAATTCTTGGTAAAGGCGAGAATGTCTTTGCGATTCTGGAGCGTTGCCTGCGTAGGAAGGACGATCTCCACTTTTCCGACGAGCTGATACGCAACCGCAGCTGCGGGCGTATAGCCACCGTCAGAACCGGTGATCGCCTTCATAACAGGAAGGACAACCTTTGCAACGACTTTGTTCGACGTCTGACCCTTTGTAAGGGAAAGAGTAACTGCAGGCATTCCCACCCCGATACCGGAGGTTCGATCCTCCCAGGTAGCGAGTTGAGAAGTACAGTCCTGTACCGAAAAAGTCTTGTTGACTGGGGTTGCTTGGCCATCGGCCAAAACGACATCTGCAATAGCTGACATGAGTTTCCTAAAACCTCTGAGAGGTTCAACGTTTAAAAGCCACACGCAAAAGCGCAAGCGCATTAGCGACGTGGGTAGAGCTGAAAGGATCCTTAAAACGCGGGAGAGCAACACGAGGGGAACTATAGTACACTTCGCGGTCATGTTGAAGATTTCTAATCCTCGACGAACCGCCAGACGCACTATTATTCCACGTGCCAGTCTTCCACGATATAGGAGTTACCCAAACGGTCTGAGTTGAGAACTGTGTACAGTAGCCCTGCTTAAAAGTAAGGCCACTATCAAAGTTCAATCTCTGCAAGAAGTTTCCAACTGGAATGAACCAGTCCACAACGAAAGAGTAGGGAAGTAATTCCCAGCCCAGAAGTAGCGGATCGGTTATACCCAGCTGTTGACTCTGGCGCAAGTAGTCATTCGTCACCTCGTACCATAATTCAACGGTACACCAGTGTTGAGCGGCTTCATACGACCAAACTTGCTTACACCAAGGGTTGCCACCAGCTAAAACACCCGTCTCGGCAATAAATGCCGGGGTCTCTGATTTTCGTTTCTTACGAATCTTAATCAGAGCAGGACGTCCTAAATGATTTGCAGCTAGGTGCTCGGCCGCGGACTTAACGTCCGACAGAAGAGGTTTCCAACCGTATTGCATCGCCAGCCAATCGCGTGAAAACTGACCGGACATATTCTTAGGTTTACGACTAAGTCCAAGTGCTTTAGCAGCACCGGAATAATCGCGCCTACGAAGAGCCCGGGCACAGCCTTCAATGCGTTTGACAGTATCAGCAACCATATTAGATACCTGTTCTCTCTCGGCTATGAACTGCGCGAAGTTGAATTTGGAATCCAACACCGCATCCATAGCGTCACCCAGAGTTTTCTCCTTTAGCGCAGTGTCGTGAAACACATTGCTGTAAGAAAAAGTGGTTCCGGGCGGCGTAACAAGACCCATTGTAGTTATCGATTGATCCACTCTTTGATCCCACCAGTTAGGACCCGAAGCAGTGTTCGTCCGACGTACAGTACAGCCAACATAGTTGGCGTAATGGTATCGAAGCGAATAAGGCAACGGGACTTTTACTCGGGGCCAAGAAGGATTTTTCGCACCTGTATACGTACGCATATAGGTGTACACCCCAGTATCAGTACCCGGAATTGACGTGTTCTGAGTCGGATTTCCCGACGTATAGAGCCACGTGTAACTCCGTAGTGTTGATTCAGGTGATGGTCTACTCATGATCTTGATCCTTATTTGATAGTTGAAGCTGAGCTTCGCCTACCATGGCTGCGAAGCCATAAAGGAACCCTTCCATCATCCTGGAGGGAGATGAGCCATTTCTTGCATCAAACGGAAACGTTGTTCGAGTTCCTCATCACTGAGAGACTCTAACACAATATCCGGCGGGACAAGGCCGTGCTTTCGCACGACAATTCTCGCGAACGAATGATAGGCGAAAATCATCCAATCCTTTTGGGATTGAGTGAGTGTCGAACTAGCAGTCTGATTCGATGTAGGCATGGCAAATCTCCTGAAAGTTGATGGAGG